AAGGCTACTCCGGACGCGATAGACTTTGCCAGCCGCTTAGGTGCGCCCGCCACAGCTTTTTGTATTACGGCGGGCATCCCTTGCGTTAGGTACTTTTGCCCCGCGCCACTTTGATATATTTTTTGCGCAATCCTAGGCCCGGCAAGTGCTAAACCCGCATAGCCAGTGTAGGGTGCCAAGCTGCTATCGCTAGTCGCGCCATAGCCAGCGCCAGCAAGCCCTGCACCCGTCAAGGCGTTTTGCATAAATAACCGCTGCGCAGTCCCGGAATCGGGTACCGTAGGGCGCAAAAATGCGGCTCCCGCATCCGCTAAATCTGATAAAGGCGCGCCAACTGGCACTTGCTGATAAAGCGCCGTAGGGTCAATTTTCCCGCTTCTTAAAATCTCCGCTTTGCTCGTTTCCATCGCTTTTTGGATTGGCTTAAATGACTGGTATCTGCGGTTGATATCCGCCATGATTCCGCGCTGCGATTCCGGCAACGAGCGCTCAAAAGCCGCGTCAAGTTCGTTGCGCAATGCTTTTAGTACACCCGCCTCGTGCGGCTTGGCAGATTGCGACGCTTGCGTAAGCATACTACGTGTTTTTTGGTAAACCGTACCGTCAATTGCCCCCTTAGCGTCGAACACGTCACGCGCAACCTTTTTCACCAAAGAGCTGGCATCTAGCCCCAAAACCCCATTGGATGCCTGATCGTAAGCCGAAGCCACTCCCACCAGTAGCGGTTCGTCAATTTTCATAACATTTTTAGAGGCCAGCTCTGTGTATTCTTCGCCGAACTTCTTTGCGGCATTGGCGATCGCCGTGCGATCGGCGCTTACGCCGCGAATCCCGGCCTCTTTTAATGCTGCTCCGGTAAACGCATCGGCCTGCGATTCCCTGAAGGCTTTTTGTGCCGCCGATGTTGTCGGCAATGTGGAAAATACGGCCTCCAACGATTCAAGCGCCTTGCTTCCAGTTTTTTGTGCCGCGCTTAACGGCACTCTCGCTTGCTCTAGCTTTTGTATGGCGGCGCGGCCCACGCTGTTAAGCTGATTGCTAACAGGCCGCGCAATCTTTGTTAGCGCTTTGCCTGCCCCGTAACCAAGGCCAGAGGCTGCCGTGCCTTGAAGGCCACCAAGCAAATTATCCACAAGGTTTGAGTCTTGCTTGCCGGTAGGGGCAGTCGCGCCCATCGTCGCGCCAGAAAGCAAAACCTTACCAAGTGTTGCGGCCGGAATATAGGTTAGTGGATCGCCGATAAACTCAGCAACACCGCCCTTAAACCCCGTCCCCGTACCTTCCCGCGCGTATTGCTGCCCAACATCCGCCGTTAGCTCTTTTAGGCCAGAAACATCCGCCCCCAAAGAACCGGCGAGATTGGCCCCCAGCTCGATCACGCCTAGCGCGCGCTTTTTCGCGCCGAGCTTCATCCCTTGCAAAAAAGATTGATCGGCGCGCGCCGCAGAGGGAGCTTCGGTAAACGGATCATAATCAACTGGCGTATAGCTTACCATTAATTTACCTTTAGATATTTGCCGGGACGGGCAGGATCGGGGATATAATAATTGCCATCAGGCGCGCGGCGCGCCTCACCTGCATTTACTGGCGCAGATTCATTCTTGATAGCCTTTTGATATTGCCGCCCGCTTGCGATGTCAGCCGCACGCGTTGCGGCCGCTTTCCTAAGCTTCATAAGGCCGGACTCGGCGTTTTTAATAAGCTCCGCCTTTTGCGCAGGCGTATAAGACGCAAGGGCACCAAGGTTTTCCAGCGCAGTTCTTTCGGAGTTAGAAATGGCACCGGGGAATGTGCTTTTTAATTTTGCATATTGGCCCTCGACAACCAAGTTTTGATAGGCGCGCGTGTTCTTGGCTTTTTCGTCATTAATAAGCCCGCCCACCACCGGGAATGTATCGGCCGCTGCAAGCGCCGAAGCCCCAGCGCCTGAAAACATGGGCTTGCGCAAATAATCCTTGATGTTGGCAAACCCACCAAGAGCCTTGTCAATATCCGCTATTTCTTGCGTTTTTTCATCGAAAGCCTTTTGCTCTGTTGCTGACAATTTAGGCAGCGGCGTCACCACTTCGCCAGTTGCTTCGTCAACGTAAGGCGTGGAGCCGCCGGAGCGTATTTGCTGCAACTCCCTGCGCAGGGCGGCATCGCGCTCAAACTTTTCGCGCTCCCACTGCATATCCTGCGCCCGTTCCTGCGCGCGGATTTCTAGCTCTTTTTGTTTTTGCGCAGTGCGGTTTGAAAGCTCAGAGAGTTGCGCCATCGCCAAGGCATTTGCCATGCTGGTTTTTGCCGCCTCTTGCTGATAGTCGCCGAACCCCTTATAGCGGGAGAACATACCTAAATCTGCCATAACCCCTCACTAAGCGACCAAACCAAGGCGGCGCAATGTATCTAAATCAAGATTGCTTTGGCCATACGCGCCGACAGGGGCACCGATAACGTTGCTAAGCGCCTGGGCCATAGACTGCGCCCTAGCTCCTGCCGCATTGCCGGTAATATCACCCTGAGTTCCATAAATAGCGTTTTGGCCGCCAACTTTATTAAGCCAACGCTGGTAGTAATCTTTAAATGCATTATTAGCATAATTTTGATTGTACTCCGTCGCCGCCTTGAGCGCGCGACCAGAATAATAATTACCACCCGCTGCAAGTTGCTGGTTAAGCCCGCGCTGACCTTCCTCAAGATTAAATTGGTAGCCCGGATCTTTTGTTATTTCGCTTGGGTCAAAACTTTCAAGATTTGCGAGCTGCCTATCAGTGGCTCCAAGCATTGCCTGCTTTTGCTTTTTTAGGGCGCTGTCTTGCATAGATGTACTAAGCGCATTTGCCATCAACGGCATGTACGAGCTGCCGCCGCCAGACCCACCAGACACGAGGCCACCGATAGACGGTATATCGCCCGCCTTCAAACCGGTAGCGTCACCAATAGCGCCTAAAATTCCGCTCCCGGCCCGCTCGCCAAGAGTCGCCCCAGAAAGGGTCGGCCCTTGCAGTTGGCCACCGCCAAGGTTGCCGATATTAGCTCCCAAAGCCCCACCGGCAGCACCGGCTAGCGCCCCCTTAAGGCCCCCGCCGGTTAGGCCGCCAAGCCCGGCACCGACAAGCGCATTCCCCAAGGTAGATGCCCCAGCAGCGCCTGCGCCCAAAATACTTCCACCGATTGATGAGCCTATGCCTGGAGCAAAATAAGAAAGTGCCGCCGGGATAGCTATGCTTTTAATTGCTTTAAAAATTTTCTTAAAGAAAAATTCCGGATAACCCGTTTCTGGGTTAATTTTATTGGCCTCGTCGCCGACTGTAAATTCAGCCATATCAACGCCGTTTTGCGCAAATACCGATTGCAGCATGCCAAGCACATCAAGGTCATCCAAAAAAGACCTAGGTATGACAACTTCACCAAGTGACAAATGCGCCATTACCGTATCGGTGCCGCGCCCCATCTCTTCTGGCTTTTCTTCCATTTCTGGGGCTTCCATTTCTTGTTCCATTACTAAACCTCCACTATACCAACTATTGTTACTGGCGTAGTCAGCGCCGACCACGAAACTGTATAAATTCTGCGGTTTGATGACGTAACACCAGCAACCCCAGCCGTATAATCACTCAGCGAAACGCTAAACCCGGCGTTTGCTATTACTAAAGGGAAATTATCACAATAGGTTGTTCCGGCTGTAGCGGATGTGTCAGTAGCCGGCGTGATAACAATACGAAAAAATACCAATCGGCTACTTATTCTGTAATAAACCCCGGTTTTAGTCGCTGTCCCCGTTTCGGTTAATCCAACAAAAGTGGGAGTCCACCTTGTCCCACCGTCTCCAGTCGCCACCTGGTCAAAAAAAACCAACCATGGTAACGTTGCAAATTTATCGTTTCCAACGACTGGTTCTGTTTTGGGCGGCACTAAAGGGATTGTCATTCTAAATAACTCCCCGTAATTGCCACTTTAACAGGATCAGATATTGTAATCTCAAAAGTGCATTGCTGCATAATGCCCAGACGCCTAAATACAACTTGCTGATTGGTTTGCCCGGCCCGGCCTATACTGACGGAGTAATAATTGCTCCACGTCCTGCCCCCATCTTTGCTTATTCGCAAAGATACAACAGGATCAGAACCATTGCCAGTTTGCAAACCGACTCCGGTTTCAAATCCAATTCTGAGCTGAGAATAGCGTATATCCTTTAATTCGTCAATTAGATGCGTATAAATACGCCGCCTAGGTATTGCTGTTCCATTATCCGTATAATAATCCAGCTTCATCTCATAAATTTTACCATTTACTCTGTCTCCGACCAGAATTTTACCAAAGGCTATCGCGCAAGATGCCCCCCTGTGCTGGTCATACCCACCATCGCTGCCAAGCGATGCTCTTTCGTGCCATTCAGAGGTCGATAGATCATAGCACCATGTGGTTTCCAGATCGCTTCCAGTAATCATTAAATAAGAATGCCCATCTTCCTGATAGGCCCATGAACGCAATGCTGTCGGATCAGCTACAGCGCGTAATCTGCGCTCGACAATTTCATTAGAAATTCTTACTGGAGTAAAGCCTTGCGCACGATAAACGATACCGCCGCCCTGCAATGTATTCCCCACCCAATAGATAGAATTATCTATAGTAATAATACTATACGGAGACTTTGTTCCAATTGGTGTCGAACCAGAAATGCGCGAAAATGGGAATGTTGTATCGCCAGTATTGCGCCAGATTTCCAACGTATTTTCACCAAAAAGGCCAATTTGACCCAAAAAGTTAACCGCACGAATCAGCTTATCGGGACTTGACTCCGCCGTAGCAAAATTAAGCGCATTCCACGACGCGCCATTATACAAATCAGAAATGTAGAATTTGCCAGTGTCGACTTGATTAACTATAAAATACCCATCAACAAAGTCTATGCCGCCACTTGTCGGCAAATCAGCGTCCGTTACCTTAGCAAATGCATTTGTTGCGTAGGTAAAAATATAAACACTGGTTCCGTCACAAATGCCTAACTGAGTTCCATTATCGGCAAAAGTAATGGCCCCTTCGGTAGTTAAAAGCGTGCCGTAAGTTGTAGAAACTCCGGCGCTTGTCACCTCATAAAAATCCGGCCCAGAAACACAAAAAAAACGTCCATTGCCTGCGGTTATCTGGTTTCTAATCGGGCCATTCCCTACAGTAGCGAAAAGCGTAAGACCTGGAGAGCCGAGAAACGAAGAAACATCCGCCCCCTTTTTGTCCATGATAGCAATAAGATTTACCGTCCGTTGCGCATCAAACGGGAGCGACCTTTGTTGGTAGCTTGGCCCTACTAATGGGATTTTCATTAATACCACCAGCCGCTAAATATATTCCTTACTGCAATATTCTGCGGATAAGCATCCATGCCGCGAACCTGCGCATTTTTAATACGTATAGCCCCTAAAGATTCGTTGGCAGTTTTCAATAATAACGCATTAACTTTTTGTCCATATTCCGGCGCGATGTCTATTGCCAAATTATAAACTAATGCGCGCTCAACGCCGGGCGGCATTGATAACTCGGTATCAAGGCTCGCAAATGACGTTAATGGAGTCTCTGTAAGCAAAAAAAGCGAATAATTTGCAGAAGGAACTGGATAAAGCCTTATAGTCCCCAGCGGATAACCACCGTCATAGTTTAAAAATTCTGGTATACCCTGAATCGCCTTATAGCTTATAGAATTATAAGCCTGATCGCTGATTACGCCCATTGGGTAATCAATATCACCGCTTCTTATATAGCAATCAAGAATATCCGTCGGGCGAGCGGCGTTAAAGGCTCCGCCGCTACCTATTGTATAAGAAGCGGTGCCGCTGCTAAGCGTAAATGTACTCCACGTCCTCGCATAAATAGTTAGCGAATCATTCGACCAGCTACCAAGAAGGGCATTAAGAGAAGAAAGTGCGTCGTTCGCCTCATCGGAAGACGGCTGCTCATTCTTCATCAATGCGCCTATCTTAAGCATGGCGCTTCTAATTATATCACGCGCCGTTGCCATAAGACATTACTCCTAGATCGCGCTATCTTCGTCCACCGGCGTAACGCTAACAATCCCCGTACCCGATGACAACAAGGCCGCAACATAAGTATCGGTATTTTTGTTGCGTATAAATGTACGTGAAAGCCCAGGAGCAACAGCAATATTATTACTTGTTGCCGCTACGGTAGAATTGCCCGCAGTAACAAATGCCAACGCGCTTGTAGATGCATTAGCAATTCTTACATAAGTACAAGTCTGCCCGCTCGTAAGCTGAACACGCTGACTAGAGGTGGCAGAGGCGTTGATAACAAAAGACGGCGTTTTAATATCTATTGCCATATTCCTAATCGCTAATACCGGTTGCAGCAACCCCAGATTCAGGACGCGAAATAAGCAACTGATAAACCCCAGGGCTTGGCGTCACAACGCCAGCAGTAGCGTTTGTGAAATACACCGTCAGAACCCCATTA